GCCGACAATTTTACCGCTGCGGTAATCCTGAAACGTCGTTACCCAAGGGCGGATAAGTTTGCCGTGGTAAAGCACAACGCAGTCAAGCACATGGTGATCGGATACGACCAAATCAAGCGATCTGTATTTGTTGATATTCTGTTCCACATACGGCAGATACAAATCATCAAAACGCTTTTTACCGAGACGGAACAAATCACGCTCCGCAGGCGGTATGCTCTGCAAGAACCGCGCCGCCGTTTGATAGGTACAGCGTGAATGAGGATAGGCATGAAGCATATTACGCCATGCGTGGGACATTGTAGGGCGAGTATTCACAAGCCAGAATTTTTTTAACAGACTCCGTTCAATATCGCTTAGTGTAACACCTGCGCCGCTTTTCTTTATCCCGTAACGAGGAGCGAGTGCAGCCAGAGCCTGCGTCCCGACTCCTCCGGCTTCCTTCTGTTCCTTCAGCCAGCGGTACAACGTCCGCGCTGAAACATTGCCAAGCTCTTTTTGAAGATGCGCCCCGAACTGTCCGCAATTATACGCGTCAACAAAGTCGGTGATATTCAGTCCGCTTTGATGGTACTCGTAGATCAGGGCGCTTCGGTTTTGCGCCGCTTCCCTCGCTTTGTCCGTCAACTGTGAAAGACCGCCTTCGCCTGTACCGTCAACCGCTTGTGTTTCTCTTTCCGCCAGCGCAAGCTGTACTCCTGCCGGCAGACGGTTTTTAAGAAACACAAGACCGCCTTTTCGCATAACGCACGGCCAGCCCTCAACTCGAGCGCGTTTCATTGTCTCTTTGCGGCTTAACAGGAGAGCTGACGCTATTGCCGATGTTTTGATATAGCCTGTCATGACGCCTTCTCCTTTGCCTTGGCTTCCGCCTGACGCATCTTTTTGATTTCGGCGCCTGTGCGGCTCGGGAAAAGAGAATCTACAGGCTTGCCGAGAAAATCTGCGATGCGTTGTTCTGTTTTTTCTGACCGTCGTCGTCCATTGATTATTTGGGAAATAATTGCTCTTTGGATTTTTGTTTTTCTCGCTAAATCACTGATGGTCATATCTTGTTCTGCCAAAGCAACCATGACATTACGACGACGTTCATGATCCAGAGGATAAGGACGACTACCCAATCCTGATACTTCTCGCAAGATACTCATATATCCTCCTTTGCGCCGTCATTGCAAATGGCAATTGACAGACGCGTATTATTGCGCTATTCTTTTAGCAAGGTCAGTGCAAATTCATCGCTGACCTTCATGTGTAGCCTGACCGGGTAAACGTTGTTTATTCGGTCAGGTTTTTTTTGTTTAAAAGCACAGACTCTTTTTCCTTAGCTACCGCACGGATCATGGAGCCGCATATTTACCTCCTTATCCTGACAAAGGACAGATTATAAAAACCCTCCCTTCGTGGTATGATTGAGTTACCACACTTAAACACAGCCACAAAAGGAGGGCGAAGAGACATGGATAAAATAATTGAATTATTTAAAAACTCCGGTTTTACAGCAGTAATTGTTTCTATTATTACAGTGCTTGTTACTAGTTTTTTTAATTTGTATATCCACAAACGCCGTGAACGCCAACAGCTAATTGATCAACTTCTCCCAGAACGAATGAAAGCTTATGGAACTATTTTAAGAGTTATTGCTATAATTTGCGAGAAAATCCCATATTTAATAATGAAACCAGAAACAGAAAGAATTAAAGAAGTATTACAATATTCAAAAAAATTTCATTCCCTATATTTGCGTAATATGCTTTGGTTAGAACGCAGTGTTAGTGATCTTTGTCAATCAATTGATAATATGTTGGTAAAAACTTGTCTTTCTAATGACCTTAAAACATCGAAGAAAGAAATGTCTAACGAAGAATATTTTGTTTTTCTTACTAAACTTTCACAGCTTTGTGGCTTAGTTCATAACCGAATAAAAAAAGGTTCTGGTATATATCTTCTTGACAAGATGCTTTCAGAGTTGGAAGGCAAACCTAAAAATGCCAAAAAAAACAATCGTCTATTTTGTTAAGAATATAGGCGATAAAAAAACCAATCCCACTACCTACTGCAATATAACCCATCAGCATAAGAAACATCAGAAGTGGATTGTTTAACCCTTGATATATAGAATCAAGCCACATGAATAATTCATACATAAACACCTCCTTAAAATTTTGCCGGACTTTCCCGGCAGTCAGTACGATTCGGTCTTCTTGTACATTGGCGTCTCGATATAGTCCGCCACCCTGTCTGTAATGCTGATCTGATAGGTCTTACAGACAAAATCCTATCAGGACTGGAATCGGCGGGAGTTGAACCCACAGGACAGCGGATAAAACCTGCAAGGATTTAAAAACGCTGTCCGTCCATATACGACTCCAAGGCCTGAGGCTTACGCCTCGGCTCAATCTCGTAATTGTTGATTTTGGACGCAAGGTTTACGATTCCCGCGTTCAGGGTCAAATGCAGAGGACGGCGCGCATCCGCGCCGTTGCCCCTACTCCCCGCTGTCAAAGAACACTCCGAAAACTCGACATTTTGTCGGTTTTGTGCGATACTAAATTGGTAACGAACTGTTACCACGTTTTGCATACTGTGTAAAAATTGGTAACGAATTGTTACCATGTTTTACCCTGTGGTCAAAATACGGTAACAAAATGTTACCTTTTAGTAATATATATTATCTATCGGTAATATTGTCAAGTGCAATTTAATTATTTTTTAAAAATATTTTACCCATAGGTAAAATAAGTCGATAAAAGGGTATAAATGGATATAGGAGAAAGACTAAAAAAGGCTAGGCAATCTCTTGGATTAAGCCAAATAGAAATAGCCGAAGTTTTAGGTTTTCAATCGAATTTTCTCAGCAATATTGAGAGAGGAGCCAAAAAACCTCCAAAAAAGCTCATTGAGTTACTATCTTCACGTTATAAAATAAATGCAAATTGGTTACTTACTGGTGAAGGTGATATGGTTATTGAAAATGCAAATACCACAAAAACTACACCCATAGTCAAAGAGATGAAGAATTTGATTGAAGAAGTAACATCTCAAAAATTTTCAGATATAGAATCCCGACTAACGAAAATTGAAAACCTGCTCAAACAAGATAGAAATATATTTGCAACTAGCCCAAAAAATGAATATTTGTACGTGGCGGAACCCAAAGCAGTATACGCTCCAACAGCATACGGCGAAGAAAAAAAGGAAAAAATCCCCTATGTTTGGGACATAGCCGCAGGTCCGCCAATAACACAGAGCGACGATCCGGGGGAAACTGTTTCAGTGCCTTCACGCCTGATCAAGAAGGGCGAAAGGTATTATGCGGCGAGTATCCGCGGCGGCTCAATGGCTGAGGCTGGGATCAGGGACGGCGATATGGTACTTATCCGTTGTGTAGACGTACCGGAAGATGGTGCGATCCAAGTAGTCCGTTATAAAGACAAATCGACTCTTAAACGTCTGCATAAAACCGATAAAGGCTGGGAACTGCATTACGAAGACGGCAGTGGCAAAGTAATTAAAGGAGATTCCGCTGATTACGAAGTGCAAGGAGAATTTATTGCGGTATTGCCTATGACCGCTAATTTAAAGGATGGTATTTAAGGAGATAAATTATGAAACCTTATGAATTTGTTATTTTAATACTTTTTTTGGGCGGAATAGTAGCATTCTTTTTTATTAATTTAAAAAGATGGAACAAACAAAAGGAAAGGAGAAATGTAATGTCCAGATTTGAAGATGCTGAGTATCACCTAAAAAGCGCAAGATCATCAGAAAAACGCGGTGACTACCTTGGGGCAAGAATGGGGTATTTAAAATGTGTGGAATCCTATAAACAAGCAGGAGCAACATCGGAACTTGAGCAAGCTTCAAAGGAATACGAGTCCTTTGTTCAGCGAGACCCAATATTTAAAAAACTATTTACGGCTCTTAATGCGGGAATAAAAGAAAATCCTGGAATTCTCCAATCAGAGATTACGGGAAAATTTGAGGCAATGAATTGGGGGCAGTTATACAACTATGATCGTCCAATAGCAAAAGATGACGTGTATTATGCCCTCTATTTTGCTGACAAATTTGGATACATCACCAGAAAAAAGAAGGGACGCTCTTATGAATTGTTTTCAAACGATGGTTAAGAATAAACAGGAAAAAAATCATAGAGATATCAACAAATTTCAAAATCCTCAAAAAAGCCCATAAACCGCCCAAATCAGCCCTAGGCGTGTGTTTTCCCGATAATTGGAAAACGGCCGTTTCAAGCCGTTAAAATTTCGTTCTAAAGGGGGTGTTTTTTCGAGGGCTGGGAGGGGAAATTTCGGGATATTTCCGAATTTTAGTATTATTTGATGTTTTTTGTTGTCAAAAAGGTACTATTTATAGTAAAATGGATTACTATATAAGTTACAGGGAAGGTTAAGTGGCACGGCATAAGCTTACAGAACTGGAAATGGACTTTAAACTTGCTCAAACATCCCTAATATGGCGGAATATTGTAAAAATATTTGCCGGGATACTTAGGTATGGATGTATTGCATTTTGCGCATACCATTTTTTTGCCGCAGTTAGGTTTTTTGCCGGTAAGGAAACTGATGCTAATATTTTACTTGATATCATTACGAGTACGAGAATTGATAAATGGATAGGGTATGTTTTTGGGTTGTTGGGACTTATATATGGAGCAATAAGGAACGGACAGTTGAAGAGGACAAGAAGAGCGCATTCGGAACATATTAGGGAATTGGAGAAAAGAATTGACCCGGAAAGGCAAAAAAGCCGATTAAATCAATATGGAGAAACACATGATGATGATAAATAGTATTATGTCTATCCCGTTACTTATTGGCGTTCTTTATGTATTGTTTTTCCTTTACAGGAAGGTTCGTATTGATTTATTCAGGGATAGGGTTTTCAAGATCCGTCGCGCTTTATTTTTAATAGCGGCGGATAATCCTAATGAATTCTTTAAAAACAACTCTTCATATCGTTATTTTGAGAGAATTCTTAATGAAACTCTCAGCTATACGGAGGATTTCTCTTTATTTAGCTCAGTTATTGAGGCAACTATCCGCTATGATTATGCAAAAAAACAAAAAATAGAATCATTTGATTATAATTATGTAAAAGAAGAATATTTAAACAAGATTAAATCTTCCGAAACGCGAAAAGAAGTATCAAAATTACTAGATGAATTCCAAATAGGTTTTTCTTTGTTTTTAATGACAAGGACATTTTTAGGTACGGTAGCGTTTATATGTTCTGCTGTTTTATTGATCGGCTACTTTTTGATAAAAATGTTTATTGAAAGAAGAAAGGAAGATTTGGAAAGACTAATTATTGATTATACATCTAATAGAATGATGAGTAATGCGAAGTTTGCTTATGTAGCATCAATGTTTTAATTATTGGCAACCCTTCTTCAAACAAATTAGCTCCTTTTATCCCATTTAGAGTAACAGTCTCTTTACGCCTTTATCCTGAAAGGCATGAAAATAAGAAAAAGAGAAATCGCGAAGGTAGGCATATTCGGTTCTAAAGACAATCCGCAGATTGTCAACGAAAAAGACCTGAAAGAAATCGCCGAAACATTTGCGGAAATCAAAAAAGCCCCGGTATCACTTAGCGGACATTATCCCGATCCCTCATCTCCCCGGCTGGGTAATGTGGTAGGCGTCACTTATGACGACAAAACGCAAACCCTCACAGGCGAGATAGAGGAAGAAGACGCTCTCGCCGAATCCGTAGACGCTGGGTATTATCCCGACGTTTCAATCGGCGCGCGCCAGCGTGCCAGTGACGGAAAAATGTATCTGCATCATTTAGCGTATCTGGGCGAAGAACCTCCGGCTATTAAAGACCTCGTTAAAGAAATTAAAGACGATCTCGGCATAGCCGCTGGAGACGCCGCCGATTGCCGCATCCTTCCCTCACCATCGGAGAAACAATTTTACCTCTCCGATGTTCCCCCCGAAAAAAAACAAAACATAGAAAAGGAGTCCACCCCCAAATCCGGTGCGGAGCAGCCTTCGAGTCCAGAAGGCAGTTCCGGGACCGCCGGAGGCGGGGCAGATTCCGCAAATCAAGTCAAGGAGGTCTGTACAATGACAGACGAAGAAGCGCAAAAACTGCGCGAAGAAAACGAGCGGCTTAAAAAAGAGAACGATCAAAAGGCTATTGCTCTTTCCGACGCTGAAAAGCAAAAGAAGGAAGCGGACAGAAATCGACTCAAAGCCGAAATGGACAGCAAAGGTGTACCGCAAGCCATACGCGAGAAGGCGCTCCGCCTTTGCGACGCGATTGACAACGGAAAAACAATCGAGCTGTCCGACACAGAGGCACCGGAAGGGAAACGCAGTGTTTCCGCCGCCGACTGCCTCATCGAGATTATCACCTCTTTTCCAAAACCGGTAGAGACGGGGGTAATGAACCTGAGCGACGGCGATAACGCCGCATCCGCGGAAAATTCCAAGCGGATCAATTTTAACAACATTTAAGGGGGCGGTTAATGTTTTTATTAAAAACACTTTTATGCTCCATTGTAAATGGAGTAACCACAACAGCGGTAATTAACCCGCGTACTGCCGCCGATAGAAGGCATCCGCCTTTTATCACAAGCTTTTCACTTCCAGCAGAGCATATCGCTTGGCCTGAAGGAACGCTCTTAATTGCCGGGAATACCGCCGGAAGCGCTAAAGCCGCCGCGCCGACTGATACCAACATTATCGGTGTACTGGATAAGCGCGTGGATAAAGACGAGCAATCGGGCAATGTGATACGTCACGGTTCAGTTCCGGTTGAAATTCTAAAGTGCGAAGATGCTGGCGAGATTGTCGACGCCACGCAGGAGCAAATTACCGCCTTATTTGGCATCGGCATTTACGTGTAACAGGAGGCACGTTTTTATGTGGGATTTTTTAAAGAAATTTTTTACTTTCAGCATGTTTGTCAATACGATTAACAGGCTGCCGCCGCTTCGCACTTTCATCATGGATTTGATTTATCCGGAATCTGTACGGTTTAACCACCCAAAAGACAAATTGGCTCACGCCGATCTTGGTCTGCCGGAAAAAAACATTCCTTTGATAACAAGGGGATCATCATCTTATGCAGTGCCTCTGAATCAGACGGCGTTAAAGTTAATCGATCCGGCGAACATTACACCGTCGCTTGTTTTAAACGCAAATGAGATTAACACAATGCGCTCACTCGGTTTGGAACAGCAACAGCAGTTGGTAGATAGGAATATCGACAAACTTCGCAAGATTGTTCGTAAGACAACCGAAGCGATGGCGATCCAGTCTATTACCGGAAAAATCGAGTACGACATCCGCAATGCCGACGGCACAATGGATGTATACAAGGTCGATTTCGGCACACCGAGAACTGTTCCTATCGTAAAGAAATGGAATGCTGCCGGCACAAATGTTGGCGACATTACCGCGTCAGTGGGTCAAATTCTTGACAGTCTTGGCGAAACGTCAGATGGGTCGGACATCGTTTATCTTTGTGGATACGACGTTTACTCCGCGCTTGTGGCGAAGTCAGGCGAACAAAAAAACAGCGATTTAATCAAAGTTTTTGAAAATCATGTTCAGATAGGAACCGCAAAGTTCATTATCTGCTCCGCGAAGTATTTCAGCTATAAAAACAAGACAACCGTGAAAGCGATTCCAGCGAAATCAGTCGTTGTTATAGCGAAAGATGATGCCTTCAGCTTAGCGTACTGCGCGCTTGATTCGGCTGACGCAAATTTCGCATCACTTGCGTTTTATATAAATGCGGTGAAACAAGATGATCCCGAAGCCATGAAGCTTATCGGGCAGTCAAGACCGATGCCGATTCCAAACGTGGACGCGATCAGAATCGCACAGGTATTGGAATAATCATGGACGAGCTGGGCATTACGGATATACCCGTAGAGAAACCGCAAGCCGCCGCAGCCTTCGCCCCTTTGGGGGAACCGGTAACGCCGGAAGAAGTAGCGCAGCGTCTTTCGCAGAATCTCTATGCCCAGCTTGCCGACGGCTCGGACGATACAGTCCGTGACGCGATAACAAGGGCTCAAGTTTATGTCGGTTCGGTTTTGCGGCGTCTTCGTGTCCCATTTAATCTTGATGATAAGGTTGTGCGTGAAGTTGTGCTAATACACACAGTGTACGAACTGCACATAGCGCTGGGACATGAAGAAGCCGGCAAGGAGTACCGCGTTAAGGCGAGGGATATTATCCTTGCCGCTTGGGGAAATTTTCCCGACAGCGATACCGCTCCGGAAAAAGGCTCCGCCGCCGCGGTGGCGGTTCCGCCGAAACGCAAAGGGGCTTGGTGATGGGCGTTTTAGAAACGTTAGACAATCTTGCCATTTCACTTAAAACGCCGTCCAAACTTGGAACAATCGGCGGTATGGCAGCGGAGATGATTAGAGGTCATATCCAGTCTGGACAAGGCTTCGATCCTCTATCCCCAGCAACCGCGGCGTACCGAGGACCGGGACGGCCGTTACAGGATACCGGTAGTTTACGCGATTCAATCACGTTCAAAGTTCTTGATGGCAAAACAGTCAGCGTAGGCACAAATAAACCTTACGCGGCGATACAGAATAACGGCGGAGTTATCAACGCAAAGAAAAACTGGCTGTGGATACCTGCCGCCGGAACAAGGCAATTACAACATCGTTACGGCTACAGTGTTACGGATGTGTTGAACGGATTAAAAGCGGAGGGATATTCCATATTCCGCAAAGGGCGGACGATGTGCTACCGCGAAAAACGGAAAAAGCGGAATGAAGAAGGAAATCTTCAAAATGTTGATCATGTTATTTTTTACTTAAAAAAATCCGTAGAGATTCCGGCGCGGAGATTTTTTTATCTTACTGATAAAGAAATGGGCTTATTGATGCGGGAGGTTGGAAATGCGCTTGAACAGCTTTGACACGTTGAACGCTTTTGCGAAACAACTGGAACGGCATATCGGAGGCGAAGGGTTTCACACAAAAGTCGTAGTAACGCCGTCATCGGTGAACGAGAAAGGCGTGGTCATCAAAGTAAGTCTGCTAAAAACTTTTATCCAGCCTGAACCGCCTGCGGGGCGGTTTACCCGCACACTGCGTGTACGCGTATCTGTTTCTGGAGCAGTTGAAAGTATGACAGGTCTTAAACAGGCTACTGAAGCTATAGAAGCCGTTGATGATTATTTATTATCAACTAATTTGCGTCTTGAATCAGAAGACGGATCGGGTCTTCCAAACAGCCGAATACTCCAGAAGTTAAACCAAGAGGACAGCTTTGTTGACAGTCCCGATTCAATAACAGTACAGGATGTACAGGACGACAGGATCGTCATAATAACAATACCTACAGGAGGAAATTGATGGGTATTCACAAAACCAATTATAAGACCGAGAACGGGAAAACCCGAAAGGTCAAACAAGCCGCAAAGCCAGCGGAGAAAACCGGAGCGCCGAACGGATCCGGCGCAAAACCAAAGGAGTAAAACATGGATGGAAAAAAAGTACTTATCGGCGATGACAGCATGATCTTCACCGGCGATCTTGAAAATACCGAGTATACCGGCGATGGAGATAAAACTATCACGGAGCTTACCGGAAAACAGATTGATACAGATGTAAAACGTATAATGTGCGTTATTACAGCGATCGGAAAAGATGAAAATTCAATTTTCCCGGAAGGGCTTATTGTCGGAGATTTGTTTCCGGCTTTGGGAAATGAAGTTCCATCGGCAGGTGACAAATTCCGTATACTCGGACTTGCTCATATAGCGGACGCATCCAGTTGGAGTCTCTCGATTACGCAGGGAGAGATTGACGTTACCCGTCTAAACGACAAATTCCGCAAATACAGGCTTGGAAAAAAAGACGCCCAGCTTTCGCTTTCGTCAATATTTACAGTAGGCGACTCCGACAAATCAGGCGGAGTTATTAACCGCAACATGAAACTTGTCAGGCAAGATGCGGAGGGAAACTACACCGTCAGCGACGAAGCCAACCGTGCGTTGTACATGCTTGGGTTTGTCAATAAAGCCGCATTACCCGAAGAGACGGACGATTTTGTATTCTGCAAAATATATCTGTATAACGCAAGGCTCGGCGGACAATCCGGCAGCGCACAGTCTTATGACGCATCCGGTCGGCTCACGGATATGGATCCCGTGTTTTATTCGCTGGAAGCGCAATCAGCGTAAGGAGGGTTTTTTATGCATCTTGAGATATCCCAAGAAAGGGTATTTGTTCCTGAATTTAACGGCAATAAAGAGCAACCTTCAACAGATCAAATAACGGTGCGGTACAAAATGCCGACAATAGCCGTTAAAAATCGTTGTCGAAAAAAACCGCAAGCCAAAGGTATTGCGTCATCAAACGGAAGTATTGAACACATGGAAATTTCTTTAGAAAAAGACGATACGTCTACAGTAAAGGAAATGCTTGTTTCTATTTCCGGTTGTTCTTATAGCGATAAGGACGGCAAAAATACTTTAATAACAAACGCGCAGGATTTATTTAACGCTCCTGTCCAGTTTGAGCCTTTGCTTAAAGAAATCGTTGCCGAATTTGACAAGGTTCTTGATCATTCGGGGATAGAAGAAAAAAACTGAGAATTGCTTACCGGATCTGGCGTGCCGGTAAGCATAAAGCAAGAATACTTCCGGGGCGTAATCCGCTCTGGAATACTCGTGTAAAGGATGAGTGCGGTAAGGATGTATTTATTCATGTCCAAGACGCGGAAAAATATATCACCGAAGAATTCTACGCTGCGCTGAATGTTTTTGTTTTTAGTGAAAATATGGGCTGTCTGCCGTTCGCCGGCGGATGGGCGGAGCAGCCGGAATGGATAACGCACGCTATTTCTACACTGAAAGTCGAGCGTTTTAAGACAGACGAAGAAGAGAGCGAAAAAAAACGGCAGGAACAAGAGGGTGTAAAAAAACATGGACGATAGCAAGACACTTGAACTACAAATCCGCATCGCCGCCCAAGAAGCCGTCAGTGCTATATCCTCACTGAAAGCCGAAATTAAAAACCTCTCATCTGAAGCAAAGAAATTCTCCGAAACCGATGGCGCGGCTCTTGAAGAATCGTTTAAGGATGCGGAAGCCGCAGCCAAAGATTCAGTTACAAGCATAGGCGAAATTAAAAAAGCCATAGGCAGCCTAACCGAAGTCGTTGCAGCAACAAAGGCGCTTTCGTTTATTAAAGATTTAGGCGTATTCGCTCTTAAAACCGCCGACAGTTTTCAAACGGCAAAAAACCAGTTCGGTACTTTGTTAGGCGATATGGAAGCCGGAGCCGGATTATTCAACGAGATAAAAGCCTTTAACGATGTTACGCCCTTTGATCTTGATACGCTTACACAAGCGACAAATGTACTAATCTCCGCTAAAGTTCCATTAGAGGATTTGCAAAATCAGCTTACCAAGTTTGGCGACTTGTCACAGGGCAATTCCCAAAAAATGACAAGTTACGTGAACGCATTTAGTCAGGCAGCCGCCAAAGGCAAAGCCGACATGCAGGTACTCAATACCTATTTACATCAAGGCGTTCCGATACTAGACGCTCTCGCGAATAATTTCGGCAAGACAACAGCGGAAATAGTGCAAATGTCCAGCGAGGGGAAAATAAGCTTCGCCGATTTTTCAAAAGCGCTTGAAGATTTGACCGCCGAAGGCGGACAATATTTCGGCGGTATGGAATTGGCGTCAAAGAGCCTAGCCGCGATGCAGGAAGGATTGAGCGAATCCGTAAAGACATTGGGCGCCTCGTTTGGAGAAATGTTACTGCCAATGGCGGTTGCCGTTGTAAGCGCATTAACAGAAATTACAAACGCAATAAACGAAAGCCCTATTTTAAAAGGACTTTTTGCCGGCGCGCTTGTTGCTCTGGCAGGATATTTAACCGCTATGGCCGTTAAAGCCGGTATTGCTTTCGCACAGCAAATGGCTCTTAATTTTGCAATCGGCGCGGTAAATCCTGTTGTGCTTGCGGCGACTATTGCCGTTGCCGGAATTGCCGCGGCGTATGTAGCGCAAGCCGCTAGTATGCAGAAAGCTAAAAAGGAATCGGAAGATTTCAGCCTTGCGTTAAGAAAACAATCAAAAGCATTAAACGACGCAGCCGGAGCCGCCAGAGATTACGCTGAAGCATTTAAAGGCATGACAGGCGAACAAGCCGCTATGAGCCTGCGAGATGCTGAACAAAGAGTGAGTTTACTTATCGGAACAATACGAGATGGAGAGCAAGAGATAGAGCGGTTAAAAGAAAAATGGGACGAATCCGGTCAAGTTTATGATACTCCGAGATTAGACAGACTAGAAACGGCGGTTAGTGACGCCAAATTACAACTAGAAACCGCCCGGGCGGAATGGGCAGCGATACAGGAAGGATACAAACAATACAGGAATCCTGTTGAAGAAGCAGCGCCAATAGACGAAACAGCAAGAAAAGCCGCAGAGAATTGGTTCAAACAATGGGAAGACCAATATAAAAAATTTAAGAACGAAATATCAGGAGACCCGTTTGCGGCGACAAACATGGAATTACAATTAAAATTATCAGAAGCGCAAACTCACGGCGCAAACAGAGAAGTAATAAACCAAATTAACGAATATTACTCCGCTGAAAGATCAAAAATAATAAAGGATTTAAAGGACGAAGAAGAACATCTTGCAATATCGTTATCAAAAACAAAAATAGATGATCTAAATCTTCAAAAACGAAAAGAACTCGAAAATATAGATTTACTGGAACAAAAGCGGATATTTTCAGCAGCATATACCGAGGAAGAAATTGCGAAAATCCGCAAACATTTTGACGAAATGCGCGAAGATATAGACTTAAAATTTAAAATTGAAATTGACAAAGCAAAACTTGATGAAGCCCGTGATGCCATAAAAAACTGGCAGGAAGAACTTTCTAACAGCCTTTTAATAGCGGTTATGAATCTTGGAATATTTTCTGATGAAGCCTCGGTAATTATAAGCGACTTGACAGCACAACTGATTGAACTTTCCGCTTCTGCGGCGTTATCTGGTTTTGAAGAATTCGGACGTGCCTTAGGCGAAGGAGAAGACGCGGCGGAGTCTATGACAAGAGCGTTATCCGCAATGGCAAAACAGATTTTAAATCAATTGCCTATGTTATTCTTACAAGCCGGTTTGCAGTTAATCGCAAACGGACAGTGGCCGTTGGGACTTGGCTTCATCGCTGCGGCTGGATCAAGCGCTATAATTGCTGGATATGTGGACGGAAAAAGTAAACACGCTCAAGGCGGAGTTTTTGACGAGTACGGAGAAGCGGCAAGAGCGTTTGCCGCTGGCGGAGCGTTCACAAATCAAATTGTAAGTTCGCCTACTTATTTTGCGCACGGCAGCGGCTTCGGTCTTATGGGCGAAGCTGGCCCGGAAGCGATTATGCCGCTGACACGAATGCCGAACGGCAACCTCGGAGTACAAACGGCAGGAAGCGGCGCAAATGTCGTAATTAATATAGTCAACAATTCAGGCGCCGAGGTAAAACAGGAAGAAAGCGAAACCGCCGACGGCGGCCGACAAATAGATATTACTATCGGCGAACTGATTAATAGGCATATTGGTTCCGGAAAGGCCGACCGCGCTATGGGTCGTTACGGTCTAAGAGCAGGAGGCGTATAATGGCAGATATTTATTGGCCTGATTTATTGCCGTCAGGGCTGCTTGCGGATGGCTTTAGTAAAAAACCGCAGAGTAATGTAATTCGCACATCAATGGACGCAGGCCCGAAAAAAGCGCGGCGACGTTATACAGCTAGAACCGTAATATATTCCGGCAAACAAGTTTTTGACGAGTCTGAGCTGATGGTATTTGAACAATTTTTTCATAACGTACTTGCGGACGGAGTTTTGCGTTTTCACTTTACAGATCCAACTACACAGAAAATAGGCGAATTCCGTTTTACTGAAGATTACACAGCCACACCCAATGATGGTTTATACGACGTTCAAATGTCGTTGGAGCTTTTATGAACCGGCTGTCACCAGAAGCGACGGAAGCCGTCCTCGCGCCGGAAACTGAAAAAGTATTTCTTCATCTGCTGACCATTGAAACTTCAGGCGGCGCGGTACTGCATTTTGTAGATAACAACCAGAATATCACATCACGCGGAATAGAATACTTTGCCGCGGCGTTTAATATTATTTTGCCGGAACAGACAGAAAACGCGCCGAGACCATGCCGATTGGCTATTGATAATACGGATTTATCAATTTTTCAAACAATAAAACAGGCTGTAGGACAGACCGTATTTGTTACAGTCTGCGTAATTATGGCAGACACGCCAGATGTGTACGAACGCGGACCGCTAAAGTACCGCCTGCGTAACGTACGGGCGAGTAAAGAAACCATTGACGGCGAAGTGTATGATTTTTATCTTTTGGATCGCAAGTTTCCGAGAGACACATATACGCCGGAAGATTTTGAGGGGTTGTATTTCTGATGTATACATGGGTAAAAAAATATATCGGGATTCCCTTTTTGTCAAACGGCAGAACGCTTGCCGGCTGTGATTGCTACGGTCTTGTACGTTTAGTTTTGAATAACGAGTACGGAATCGAATTGCCTGAGTTGTCCGACAATTACACCGACGCGTTGAATGTGCAGGAAACAGCGAGGCTGTTTAAAGAAAATATTCCGGTACTTGCCGGGCAAAAAATTACCGCGTCGGCAGAAAAAGCCGTCGTGGTAATTACAGAACACGGCGTTGCAGCCCATATCGGCATAGTCGCCGGCGCCGGATATATTCTGCACACCGGAATAAAAACCGGATCAATCTGCCAGCGTGAAAACCACCCGGGACTTCGCGGACGCATAGAGGGGTATTATCATGTCGGTTAAAGTTATCGCGGAACTCCACCCGATCAGGCGGACTCGCATAAAGATTACAACTAATCCAAAAACGATAGCGGAAATAATAAAAGATTTAAACACCGGGTTTCCTCTTTCACAGGCAAGAGTTTGCAGAAACGGCGAAATAGTCAAGGATTTTTCAATAACAGCAAATGACGGCGATGAGCTTGCAATCAAATTTGTACCGTTTGGCGGCGGCGGCAGTATGCACGACACGGGTGTAGGAATGAAAGTCGGCGGCTGGGGGCTTGTCGCTTTAGGTGCTTTATCTTTTCTTATCCCGGGCGCCGGCGCCTTTTTAGGGAGTGCGCTCATCGGAGCGGGTCTTTCTCTTGCTCTTGGCGGTCAAGTATTGCTGGACATCAAAATCCCCAACATACCATCAATAAAGGACCGGGAAAAACCGGAAAACGATCCTTCAATCCGCGGCGGAAAAAACCAATCGCGTCCGCATGGGCGAATTCCCGTACTCTTCGGACGCCACCGTTTATATCCCGATCTTGCCGCTAATCCGTATACGGAAATCATATACGGCAAACAGTATTACACACAGCTTTTCTGCGGCGGTTATAAAGACTGCGTAATTGATAAAAACAGTTTTAAGCTTGGCGAAACTTCGCTTCTTGAATTATCCGAAACAGAAAAAATAGATAAAATTCTTTCCTTAAAGGATTCTGTTATCCAACTGGAAATACTGCAAAACGGCGAAGCGTCGAGTTTATATCCCGTCTGCGTCCACGAAGACGCCGTAAATGCGCCGATTCAAAATCAGATTGACGGACCGAATGACAGTAAAATATCCGGAGAATATATCCGAACTACGCCTGATAATACCGATACGATTAACATTGATATCTTTTTTCATAACGGACTCGGCAAGTATAATGACGACGGCAGTCTCGGTTCAACTTCAGTTGAGGTCAAGGCTTCATATAAACCCTTTGGCGCTCCCGATTCCGCGTATTCACTTCTTGAGTACTTTAATGGAAACAACATCATATCAGGAGCGGAATTAAAAACAAAACGTTATCAGATTACAAAATCCGGTCTTAAGCCGGGACAGTATACGGTTAAAATAGAACGCGTAACCGCAGACACAACGGATCAAAAAATTATCGATACCGTTTATCTCGGTTCAATACGCTCGAAAAAATCTAAACGCCCTATCCGCGCGGAGCGTCAAAAAGACTTAACCATTATTGCCCTGCGAGTACTTGCCACAAGCAGATTAAACGGAGTAATTGACAGTTTTAATTATGTAGCCACGGCAAAGATGCCTGTTTTTTCAGGTAACGGATCGGGACCGCTGTACTGGCTTAACGCCGAGGAAACTTGCAATCCCGCATCCGCCCTGCTTTATGCCCTGCAAGGCAGAGCCGCACAGCAGTCTGTTGATAACGATGATATTGATTGGTCATCGCTTGAAGCGTTTTATAAATGGTGCGGACAAAAAGATAAAGACGGCGACTGCAAATATACATGTAACGCTTATCTTTCCGAAGCCGTTACCATTGCGGAACTCATGAGCATGATCGGCAGTACCGCGCGCGCTGATATTTTACGGATCGATTCAAAGATTTCCGTAGTGCAGGATATTGAACGACCTACTCACATGCAGTTGTTCACCCCGAAAAACTCAATTTCTTACAGTATCGTAATGTTTAACGCTGATATTCCCGACGCTATCGCCATGCGTTTCATCGATGATAAGGCGGGGTACGCGCAGCAGGAATTGGAAGTTAACAACACTCCTTCCGGAAATAGAGAAAAAGATCCGGATACAATTCAAAAAGCCGATTTATGGGGAGTCACCTGTTCAAAACAAGCAAGGCGGCTAGGTATGTACAATTACGCCTGTCTTAAAAACCGCCCGTTCGTGCATACAATCGAAACAGATATTGAGTACCTGATATGCAATAAAGGCGACTGGATACAGTACGCGGGCGATATAGCCCTCGCGGGATCGGTACAGGGAAGAATCAAAGGCACTATCTGGGAAGACGGAGTTTGCATAGGCATCGACACAGACGAGCCTGTAGTTATGACAAACGGAAAACAGCACGCGGTAAGGATACGTTTGTCAAACGGAACTATAATCCTTAAAGACGTTGTATTTAATTTGGGACTTCCAAAAGAAAAAGCTATTACCTACCGCCCGGGCGAAAACACAGAACCCTATGAACCGCTTATTGGCGAATTACGCGCGGTTGATGAAGACAACGTATATTACGAGCCGCAGAACGTTATCTTTTTTGTAGAACCGCTGGAGAAAGCTGGCGCGCCGAAAGCCGGCGACATCTACGCCTTTGGCGTGAGGGGATATGAAGCCCTTGATTTGATTATTACTGATATTCAACCCGGACAAAATCTGACGGCTGTTCTTACCTGCGTAGAATATAGCCCGGAAATTTTTGGCGTGGATAACCCGGACTTTATTCTGCCTGACTTTGAAAATAAAATAACTCCGGTTTCCGGCGCGGTAGATTCAGGTGTTGTAACCCCTGATCGTTGGCGCCAATTTATAGTTTACAATGACAGCGAAGACGAACCGGATCGTCCTTCCGGAGATGGGCAGGACGGCGGCTGGCATCACATACAAACATTCCGCTCTGTCTGGCAGTCGTCAAAAATGGCTGAGTTTATTGATAGCGGGGAATGGGGATTGCCGATAAGAATAAAAGCGGAACGCGGTAACGAAGATATTACGCCAATTTGGCTGTCACTTTCACCGCAAAATGTAAACCTAGAAACCGACAGCAACGGCAATTTACTTTCAGGTATAACTATTCAAGCCCGTTTATTCAAATGGAATTCTCTTTTGAGCGATGTTACTTTTTCTCTGCCCGGCAATCCTTTAGATATATTAATAAACCAGACAAGCGGTCTTATAAATGTGAACAAAAATGCCAAACTCAATGAGACGAATAATATAATAGTTCAAGCCGAATACCATGGCGGAACATATAACGCGACGCTTACTATAACAAAAAACAAAAATATGACGGCGCCCGGTTATATTGGAACCGTAACTGAATTGTCAAAAGAGGTTGCAGATGTAATAATTATAAAAGGATCTGTTACAGGACAAGTACACGCAAGGCAAGGAGATTATGTGCTTACAGTAGCCCCTGCAGGCGAACAGCCTGTAGGAAGCGTCTTCCAGTGGAGCGGCATCGTTTGGGAGTACCGCACGCCGGAAAACTATTCCGGTCTTTACATGTCCTGTTTTAAAGATGGACTCGACAGTATAGCAAAAAACACGGAATGGTTTGCCGCTGCGTTTGCAAGGCTTCTTGTCGTACAAGATGCGTTTATTGAGAAGTTGGAATCGCAGATTATTACTTTACAAAGCGGAGGAAAAATAAAAAGTGAAAATTTCGACGCTGATAACTCAGGGTTTGAAATAGACTCCGATGGAAGAGCTGAATTTAACAATGTAAAAATTAGGGGGGATATATACGCAAATAATGGTTCATTCATAGGTGATCTTTATTCCGGTGTTTTATTTTCAAGTAATCAGGAAACCGGGGAAAATATGCCAGCAATAACATTCGGTAGTTCAAGTACGGCTAAAACAGTTTGGGATTATTACGGAGGAAGAGCTCAAAATGTTCCCGTTAGTAGTGGAAGTTTTGGAAGTGAAAACGGTATATATGGATTAAATTTAAGTTCTGATACAATACCAACAAGCGGTGGAGGTATTGGCTTAGGTGGAATAGCAACACGTTATATACTTGATATTGCAATTTATAACGGTTCAACAATAAGAAAAACATGGGCTGATGCAAGCGGTCAAAGAAATACATTGGGTTTTCCATTAACAATTGACGGCGGAAGGCGTGGACCTGTTTTTAAACTTAATTTACCTTTAGGCTCTGCTGGACTCGAAAAAGGTGAATTATACAAAGATAGTGCAGGATTTATTAAGGTAAAATCTTAGTATAAATACCACTAATAGGAAAATTATCAGGTGTATCAAAAAACCAAACTGTATCATCAGGGTATGTTCCGCCGTCAGGCTTATAAATTACACTAAATGAATATCTTAATGTACCATTTATATTAGGTTCGTTTGAAATAAATTTTATTTTTTCATTTTTAATTCCTTCATTATCTTCGTCAAAAAATAATAAATATGTGCCTGTAAATGTATGTTCATAATTTACTATAGGGTGCTCTTGTTTTTCATAAAAAACAAATTCATTTTCTGAAAATGATATTTTACTATAATATTGAACTTTATCATTATATAATTCTTTGCGTTCCCATTCCCCGCCGGCAAAAATATTTTCAGGCGTTGGGGGATCGCCGCCGCCTAGTCCTATTGTATCATCGTCATCATCACAACTCATGGTTAGCATTATACAAAAAAAGACGGTTAAAACAAGAAAAATGGTAATAATTTTCTTTTTCATAGCGACTCCTTTTATCCCTTTTAGAATAGTATTTCTTGGTATTTATTACAATACCAATATGTACACAAAAACAGTATGGAAAGCCCGAAAAGGCTCAAATCTCAACCGCTTTGAGAAATCCCAAGAAACTGAAAGATTCGTAACTTTAGAAAACAGACCAAACTCTATAACCGAGCCGGGCACAGCTTTCAGCGTTTCCGTCATGCAAAACATAGAAGACGGTATCGAAGCTTCGCATGAAATGATTGCCGCAGAAGAGAAAGCGCGTATAGACGGCGACAAAGAGACACTGACTGCCGCTAAAGAATACACCGATGCGGCTCAACTAGCGACTCAAACATGGTTGCCGGCTGTTGAAACCGTAGCGGCTTTTGATGAGATTACAGGGCTGAACAATAATATCAATTATCTTTGCCGGGTAATTAAAGACCCTGATAATTCAAAAAACGGCGTATACCAGTGCGTCGCCGGATGGGCGGATGTCCCGGTCTGGACATTTTTCTCAGACAACGCCGATTGGATTGACGAAACAGAACTGGCAGAGGCCGTTGACGCTGCAATCGATGAGCATAATATAAACCCAGATGCGCACCAAAATATCCAAGACGCTATCGAGAGAGAAGCGAATACTAGGGCAAACGCAATAAGCGCAGAAGCCATCGCACGGAGCCAAGCCATTACCGAAGAAACGCAAATAAGAACAACTGCAGATAATACTTTACAGGACAATATTAATAACACAAATAGCGACGTACAAAATTTGCGTTATGATTTTAACGCATGGATCGGACGAGGCGGATATTTAGAGGCTTATGATTTCGGGACATATTCACCAACACAAGAGCAATTAACAAATCAGGCATTAGCGCAAATATCAACAATCAACGACCCATCGCAAATATGGAACGGTACAAAAATTGTAAACTTAGCAAATAATTATCTATGGGTATTAACAAACACCCCAAACACAGAGCCGCCTATTTTTGAATGGACAAATCAGGGTACATCAGATTTAACGCCGTTTATGTCAGACAGAGGCGGATACATAGTAGGAGCAAATCAAAACGATCCGCCGGAATTTATACAAGCTCAATTAAACGGTAAAGGAAAAATCAATCTTGAAGCGATAAAAACCTTGATAAAAAATGAGATGTTTGACGAAGAACACCCTGTTGGCGATGTCGTAGTCCAAATCCCCGGCACTGATTCACCCATAGAAAAGAATTGGAGAGGGCAATGGGTTAACTGGACAGACAGAGCCTCCGCCTACAGGCTGAGAACTTCTGCCCTACCGAGTAATACGGTATATACACAGGGCGCAAATTATGCGGCTAATGCTGTTGTTATGTGGCATCTTGCTGGCGATGACTGGGGATTTTATCAAGCAAGAGCCGCAATAAATAACGCCGACGCACAGCTTGATCCTGTAAAATGGACACAGTTACAAACAGGCGCACTACTTTGGAGAGACGATTTATTAGATATTAACCCGTGGACTGACGCAGATTTTCAGATCGGACAGCAGATAACAAGGAACAATATAAACTTTTGGATTGAAGAAATCATAGTTTACGGCGGTAAGTACTTTGCAGGGGATGGCGGAAATAGACCACCTTTTGAAACTGGCGGGGTAGCAGGGGATGTACAGAGAAATATTGAAGGATGTTTAGGGAGTACATTTTTTGGAACCGCCATAGCCCCTAGTGAAGTGACCGGAGCATTTATTAAAGGGATACTCACAGGCTTTAAGACTGGTGGTCTAAATCCGGACTACCATTACAGAGTAGATATGAATACTTCTCTTGTCGTCCCTACAGGCAATGAAAACGCACCGAGAACCCTCTCGGTCATCTACTGGCGGTTAATAAGTCTCCAATAGATCACGGAGAGATTTTTAGGTGATAAATCTGCACCAGTCGGCGTAACATTTGCTATATCAAATTGTAAATTACCTCGATATAAAATCCATGTTCCACCTGGAGCTATATTAACAAGACTATTATTATTTGTAAAAACACCTGCGGCTGATTCTCCTATGGCATTTATTATTTGCCCTGTTATATTTGGTAGTCTCCCTTGTTGCACACCGCCGGATTCAAAGGGTGGTATAATTCCACCTTGACAAATAGTTCTACTAGAGCTATCCTGTTCTATATGAGAGTTCCTTATATAAAATAGAGAGCCTCAAACTTTTATACAAAGCCGACTTCCAAGCCAACTTCGAAAAAATTAAAAGAAGTGCTGGGGCGAAATTACGAAGAAATTATAACCTTCGCTTTATTGATAGCAATACCTGTTCTTTTTTTCTTCGGCTTATATATACAAAATCACCCTTAATTCGGAAACAACTTCTTTAGTTTCCATTTTGTAAGCCGCTCCCTGATAAAAATTCTCACGGTCTGCCGATGTACGCCGAACCGTTTGCCAATTTCAACATTATTTTTCCCTTCACGAAGCATTTTGCGTATCTCTTTTTCAAAGGATAAAACACATTAAAACACGTTAAAACAGGGAAAATATTTTGTTTTTGCCAAACAAAATGATAATTTTTGCCAAACTGTGCAAGCGGTTACAGCCTCCATGAGCTTTTTGCTAAATACGCATCCAATGCCAAAGCAGTCCGGCCAACGGCATCAGGGATAATACCGGTTAATGTTCTGGGTTTCTATTCCTATACTGACGCGGAAAGACGAACCGAAATAGGGAAATCTACGGCAAAAATCTTTTTAACCCGCAAAAAAATTGACGGAACAGCCGTTGATGTTCTTAACTTGAAAACACATCTGGTAAAAACAAAACATGCCATCCACACCATTTATGCGGATATGCATACAACAATGTTAAATCAACGGTTAAGGAAGGCAAACGGAATACGGTTTAAAGCCAGAGGAGACGGAAAGCCGTGGCAGGTGGAATTTCACACGACAGAATCGCACACAGGGGAGATTTTTTTCAGCTATATTTATATATTCTCAACTATCCGCAATCAGGTTATTAATGTTGATATACCGTATTCAAGCATATTTCTGCCTGACTATTGGACGCAATATAAGTTCGATTTTGATAAAGAAAAAATTGTAACCTTGTCTATCGGCGCAAATTACTTGCAAGGTTATGGTAAATCTTTATTACAAATATTCGATTTTGAAGTTTTTTAAAACATTTAATTTTAAATTCATGATTTTTTAAAATATTTAGTTTTAAATTTTGGTATTTTTAGACTATTTATTTAAAAATCTCCAATATTTCTTAAATATCACCCTATGTAATTCCCTAGCTTTTCTGTTTTTTCGTAATTTGTACCCTGAATATTTAAGGAGTATTTTATGAAAAACGTAATTAAATTAAAAACTATCTTAAGGATAGTAGGAATTATTGCACTTACTGCGGTAATTGGATTTTCTTTCGCCGCCTGCGATGCCGATGCCGGCGGTGATGATGAC